CGGCACAGGTTGGTGGGCCGTTGAACCCCGAGTGGGTCGAGTGGCTGATGGGGTGGCCGCAAGAGTGGACAGACTTAAAGCCATTGGCAACGGACAAGTTCCACAAGTGGTCGCAGCAGTCTGGAGGAAATTAAGTGAATCACTATGAAGCAAACAGAATTCTTGATCGGGTCAGAGAAGGACAACAATTTAGCGAATTTGTCATTACAAGGGCGCTTGAACTTACAGGAGACCATGAGGAACACAGAAGCCCAAGAATGGATCAAACGTTACCGCAAGAAAGTCATGGAGGAGGGCAGGGGAGAAGCCCAATACTGGTGGCAACAAACCCTATTGGACATTGCCAAGAGGCGAGGCCAAGCGGCTGCTGATGATTTAAAAAAACGCATGAATGAACAGAAAGACAAAAAATGACAAAAGATGAAGTTCTAAATTATTTTGAATATCAAAATGGAATTTTGTATTGGAAGAAAAATCAAGGCAATGTCAAAAGTGGCTCAGTAGCTGGAAATCAACGCCAAGATGGTTACATTGACATTGGTTTTAAAGGAAGATTGATTCGAGCGCATCGATTGATTTGGTTGCTTTATTATGGATATATGCCAGAGTTTCTTGACCATGTAAACGGGGTAAGAAATGACAACAGGATTGAAAATTTGCGTGTTGCCACAAGAACGCAAAATCAAATGAATTTAAAAAAGCGTGTCAATAATTCATCTGGATGCAGTGGTGTTTACTGGAACAAGCAAAGAAATAAATGGGCAGCAAGAATTCAATTTAATTGCAAATCAAAACACATAGGTTTGTTTTTATCAATTGAGGATGCTATTGTTGCTAGAAAAATTGCAGAACAAAAATTCTTTGGTGAATTTGCGAGGCAATCATGAGCATAAGCATTATGTTTACTATCTATGGACACCCCGTTGCCAAGGGCAGACCAAGGTTTTCCACAAGGGGCAAGTTTCCTGTTGCCTACACACCTGAAAAGACCAAGAACTACGAATCCGATGTTGGGATGATGGCAAAGGCGGCAATGGGTGCATCAGAACCGCTAGAAGGGGCATTGGAGGCGTTTATTTATGTCACCTTTCCTGTTCCCGCCTCATACTCAAAAAAACGCACTGAGGCTTGTTTAAGCAATTCTGAGAAACACACCAAAAAGCCCGATTTGGACAACGTGATCAAGAGCGTGATCGATGGCATGGACAAAATCGTGTTTGAGAACGACTCCCAAATCACATCCATTCACAGCACCAAGGTTTATGGTGAAGTGGCAAAGGTTGAAGTTGTAGTGAGGCAAGCATGATTGTTTCTCTCCACAACCCCCAACAAGCCCACACAGTTCTGAAAGACTTATGGCCCAAGATCAAAGAAACCTTACAGGCGGGTAAACAGTTGCGCTTAGAGGTTAAAAAAGCCACCCGCAGCACAGACCAAAACGATATGTTCCATGCCCTGATTGACATGGTTGCCAAGCAAATGAAGGGCGCTGGCAGTGCTTGGTCATCAGACGATTGGAAAAGGCTCTTAATTGACCAATGGGCGCATGAAACAGGGCGCAAGGTGGGCAAGGTCGCCCCTAGCCTAGACGGGGAACGAGTTGTTCAATTAGGGCTACAAAGCCACAAATTCACAAAAGAAGAAGGCTCAGAGTTCATTGAATGGCTCTTGGCATGGATGGCAGACAAAGGAATTGAAACATGACACAAGATGAAATCATTGAGATGGCTAAACAAGCTGGATTAGGTTTTTTGCTTGATGCTGGCTTCATGTGCCATCAAGAAGTTAAAGATTTTGCCAAGCTAATAGCACAGCATGAGCGTGAGAAATCTTTAAAACTTTGGATGCTGTTAGATGACATCGACACGGCTGATGACATTGCAAAAACAGACCACGACACCTATCGCAGGCTGTGCCGCAACACTCAACAAAAACGATGGGCTGTTTTAAGCGAATCCGAAGTTGATGCCGCCATCAGAGCAAGAGGACAAGCATGATGTGTCCCCGTTGTGGCTCTGAAACCCTCAAAGTTTTGGACACCCGATCAAACCCCGAATTTGTCAGCCGCAAACGCCAGTGCGAAAACAATCACAAGTTTTATACAAAAGAATATGCAATACCCGAAACACAAGTATGTGAGAAGCCAGAAACTCCTAAAGTTAGTGGCGGGTCTCTCCTGTCAAAGCTGTGGCATGGACAATGGCGTTCAGGCGGCTCACAGTAATTGGGGCGGTGGTCGTGGTCGTGGCATTAAAGCTGACGATAATTTAATTGCGGCACTCTGCCTGACTTGCCATTACGAGATTGATCAAGGCAAGAACCTGACCAAGGAAGAACGCCAAAAGAAGTGGGCAGAGGCTCATATTGGGACAGTTTTATTGCTTTGTAAGCAAGGGAAATGGCCTGTTGAAGTTCCTTTGCCTTTTGTGGCAGAATTTGAATAGGCATTGCAGTTGCCTTTTTGGGGGTTGATTCCCCCGCTTTTTTTGGTATAGTGCAAATATGGAAAAAAATGCCGAAGTTGCCGAGTTCGTAGCTACTCTGTTTCACAGTGGCACGATTACCCATTTTCAGCATTTGCAGACACGGGAATACTCTGTCCACAAGGCTTTGGGCAAGTTCTACCCCAAGATTGTTGACTTGGCAGACCAGTTAGCTGAAAGCTATCAAGGTCGCTACGAAACCCGAATGACCAAGTTTCCTGATGAACTGCATCAGCCACAGGAAACCCCCACCGAGTACCTGACACAACTGAAAAAGTTTGTTGAGGAAGCCCGTGAAGAAATCCCGCAAGATTCAGAACTGCAAAACATCGTTGATGAAATTGCCGATCTGATCAATTCAACTTTGTATTTACTAACCCTGAAATAAGGAATCATCATGATGAACAAGAACGAACCCAAAGGCTACGGCTACGGCAACAGCGCAAAGATGGCTGGCAACCCCGCCCCCGAAATGAAGCCTAATGGCAGCGTAAAGAACCGCATCCCCGATGCCATGACCAACAAGGTCGGCAAAGATTCCAAGTTTGAAGGTGGCAAGTCCTCTGGCGTTTGCTACACTCACGACCGCAAGTCTTATCAGTAAAGCGAAACGCCCCGCAGACGGAGAATCTGGGGGCGCTTCTAACCAAGCAATAAAAGAGGTATTGAATGGCTGAACAACATTCTAATTGTGGAAACTGCCGATTCTTCAAGAATCAGCAAATCATGGGCATCTGTCGCCAAAACCCGCAACAGCAGAACAAGCACCAAAACGATTGGTGCGGTCAACACGAACCCATGCAAGTTGAGGTCGTGAAACTTCCCGTGTATGACATCATGACTGACGAGACCAAAGAGGTTTCTGTTCCTGTCAAGAAAAAGCCTGGGAGACCCAAGAAATGCTAAGTCCATTGCGTGATCGTGTTGTGGTAAAACCACAAGTGCGAAATTTATCCGACATCATTTATGTGAACAACAAAGAAGCCTTTAACGAGGGAACTATTGTCGCCATCGGCCCAAAGGTTTACGATGTCAAGGTGGGAGACTTCATCAAGTATGGAAACGGGGATTACCTTAATTGGCCCACCCAAAAGATTGATGGTCAAGATTACCAAATCATTCAAGAAGCCGACATTTGTGCGGTTGTGGAGGAATAAACATGGCGACCAAACAAGGGCTATATGCCAACATCCATGCCAAGCAAGAGCGCATCGAGCGCCAAAAGGCTGCGGGCAAGACTCCCGAGCGCATGAGATCGCCAGGCGCAAAGGGCGCACCCACTGCCGAGGCTTTCAAACAATCTGCAAAGACTGCAAAGAAGAAATAATCATGGCAAAGCACGACAAGCCGATTCCCCACAAGACCACAGGCAAGGGGAAAACCTACAACCCGACTGAAAAAGGTGCGGGAATGACCGCTAAAGGTCGTGCTGAATACAATGCCAAGAACAACGCAAATTTGAAACCACCCGCCCCAAATCCAAAGACAAAAGCCGATGCTGGTCGCAAAGCATCATTTTGCGCTAGGATGGAGGGGGTAGTTAAAAACGCCAAAGGCCCAGCAGAACGGGCCAAGGCATCCCTCAAAAACTGGAACTGTTAAAGGAAACATCATGACAAACTCAATTGCAACTGGCGTGGCATACGCTGACCCATTGGTTACTTTAGTTGAATTTCAAGCCTACACTGTCGCTACTGTCCCAACAGCCTCACCCGCTGGTCAAATGATTTATGTGTCCAATGGCGCTGCTGGTCAGCCCATCATGGCCTTTTCAAATGGCTCAAGCTGGTTGCGTGTTGACACCCGTAATGCTATTTCTGCAACCTGATGAACGCTGAGAAAATCGCAAACCGCATCGAGGAATTGCGACTCACCGCCAAACAACATGAGGCGGTGCTAATGCAGATCAGCGGTGCGGTGCAAGAACTCACCAACATATTGGCTGAACTGTCAAAGGAACAAAATGCCTCTAATAGCATCGATGACCCCCAAGGCACTTAAAGCCAATATTAAAGAAGAAATCGAATCAGGCAAGCCACCCAAGCAAGCGGTGGCAATTGCCTATTCTGTTAAGCGTGAAGCCGAGAAAAAGGCTAATAAGAAACCAACGCCTAAGAATAAAAAGTAATTTAGGCTCAAACACTTAGGATTCGACTCGAATGGCTGAAAGAGGTGGTCAAGTTGGCAATCAGAACGCTGCAAAGAGCAGACTGTTCTATGACAAGTTGCGCCTTGTCTTGGTTCAAGAGCCTCACCGCCTAAGAAGCATTGCCGAGCAGTTGGTGAGCCAAGCCGAGGCGGGAGAGCCTTGGGCGATTAAAGAAATCATCGACCGAGTGGATGGCAAAGCGGTTCAAGCGACAACGATTGAGAACGCAGATGGAACACCCCTCTTGGGTGGAATTCAAGTTACATTTATTAAGCCCGAATGAGCGATGTAACAGATGCCATTGCCAAGGCAGAGTTTCCCGTTAAGTTGGAAGGTCTGTTCAAAAAGAGCCGTTACAAGGTTCTTTATGGTGGAAGGGGTGGGGCTAAGAGTTGGGGAATTGCCAGAGCCTTACTGATCAAAGGCGCAAAAGACCCAATCCGCATATTGTGCGCCCGTGAGTTTCAGACATCCATCAAGGATTCGGTTCACAAGTTACTGTGCGACCAGATCGAAAGCCTTGGCCTCCTGAGTTTCTACGAGATTACCCAAACAAGCATCAGAGGCAGAAACGGCACAGAGTTCAGCTTTGTTGGCCTAAAGAACAATGTCTCAAACATTAAATCCTATGAGGGCGTTGACATCTGTTGGGTTGAGGAAGCGCAGACCACCAGCCGCCTAAGTTGGAACATCCTGATCCCAACCATCCGAAAGGAAGGCTCTGAGATATGGATTAGCTTCAACCCTGAGTTGGAGACAGACGAAACCTACCAAAGGTTTGTGGCAAACCCACCCGCAGACTGCATCACCATGAAGGTGAATTGGTACGACAACCCTTGGTTTCCTGATACCCTCAAACTTGAAAAAGATGCTCTTAAAGCAAGGGATGAGGAAGCCTATAACCAAGTGTGGGAAGGCTTATGCCGACAGACTGTAGATGGGGCGATCTTTGCCAAAGAGATGCAACAAGCCGAGAAGGATGGGCGCATCTGCCGTGTTCCTTATGACGCTACAAAGCCAGTTCACGCAATCTTTGACTTGGGATGGTCAGACAGTACAGCCATTTGGTTCTTGCAGTTTGTGGGCATGGAGACCAGGCTAATCCGCTACATTGAGGACAGCCAAAAGACCATCAGTTATTACTTGGCGACCATGCAGACTTATGGTTATGTGTACGACAAGATTTGGCTTCCCCATGACGCAGAGAATAAAACCTTGGCAGCAGCGGGTCGGTCAATTGATGACATTGTGAGAGCCGCAGGGTACAAGACCGAGATCATGCCAAGAGTGCCTGTTCTTGACTCAATCAATGCCGCAAGGACAATCTTTCCTAATTGCTACTTTGACAGGGAACACACAGCGGATGGCTTGGCTTGCCTGAGACACTACAGATATGAGGTTGACCCCGAGACAGGGCAGTTCAGCCGCAACCCGCTACACGACCACTACTCACACGGGGCAGACGCATTTCGTTACATTGCCCTTATGATTAAAGAGCCGCCTAAACGCAAAAAGTCAGCGCAGATTGCAATGGCAAGCGGATGGATGGGATAATTAGGCATCAATAAAGGGCTGAATATGGCTTACCAAGACGAATCAGGAAACAACAACAAGATTAACGAGGTGATCAAGTTCTGGCGCTTGGTCAACGATGCCGACTCCACCAACCGAGCAGAAGCCTTGATGGATGTGAAGTTTGCCGCTGGCGACCAATGGCCTGTTGAGATTCAAAACTCACGCAACCTTGAATCCCGCCCTTGTCTGACAATCAACAAGATTGACGCATACATTCGTCAAGTGACCAATCAGCAAAGGATGCAACGCCCCCGCATCAAGGTGCATCCCGTTAATAACTTGGCTGACTACAAGATCGCCCAAGTGATTGAGGGCATTACCCGCCACATCGAGGTGAACTCCAACGCAGACACGGCCTATGACACAGCGTTTGATTACGCAGTTCGCATGGGATGGGGTTATTGGCGCATCAACACAAAGTATGTGAGCGAGACTTCCTTTGATCAGGAAATCTTTATCGACACCATTGATAACCCGTTCACTGTCTATTTCGACCCCAATTCAATCCTCCCTGATGGCTCAGACGCAGAGCGTTGCCTGATTACCACAGTGATGGATAAGAAGATATTTAGGGAGAATTACCCTGGCGCTGATGACGGGGCAAACTTTCAGCAGCGTTCCACAGGCGATGACACTGCTGCATGGCTCACCAAAGAGGACATTCGGGTTGCCGAATACTTCTACATTGAGCGTGAGAGAGCCAAACTGTATTTGCTCAGTGATGGCACATCAAGTTTTGCCGACTCAGACAACTTCTTTGCCCGTGTAGAAGCCGCAGGGCTGACAGTGGTGGATGAGCGTGACAGCTTCCGCAAAGCCGTGAAGTGGATGAAATGCACAGCAATGGAAATCCTTGAGGAAAAGACATGGGCGGGTAAATACATCCCTGTTGTTCCTTGTTATGGCGCACAAGTGATCATTGATGACAAGCGCAAGAAATACGGCTTGGTCAGATTTGCCAAAGACCCACAGCGGATGTACAACTTTTGGCGCACATCGATGACCGAGAGCGTTGCCCTTGCACCCAAGGCTAAGTGGCTGCTTGCCGAGGGCCAAGACGAGGGACATGAAAACGAATGGGCAATGGCTAACATCAAGTCAACCCCTGTTTTGCGCTACAAACAGAAGGACATTGAGGGTCAACCCGCACCCGCACCAACACGACTTCAGCCTGAACCACCACCAACAGGCATCATGGAGGCGGCTGGCGCTATTTCCGCAGACTTACAGATGGTTTTGGGCGTTCTTGACCCCAACCAACTGCCTAGCGGAAACATCTCAGGCAAGGCATTGGCGGGTCAGCAGAACCAAGTTGATCTGTCAAACTTCCACTTCTACGACAACATGACCCGTTCGATTCGTCAGACGGGCAAGATTATCTTGGATTTGATACCCAAGATTTACGACACCGAGCGAGTGATGCGAATCATTGGCTCAGATGGTCAGCCCGACATGACCACCATCAACCAAGCCAACGCCATCGGTGAAGTGCTGAACGATGTGACTGTGGGTGAATACGATGTGGTGATGGACACAGGGCCTGGCTTCCAAACCAAGCGCCAACAAGCCGTTGAAAGCATGATGCCGTTGCTTACAGGCAATGCAGAACTGTTCAACATTGCGGGTGATTTGGTGTTCAGGAATATGGACTTCCCAGGCGCTGATGTGATCGCAGACCGACTTGCCGCCATGAACCCATTGGCTCAGATTGATGAGAAATCCGACATCCCACCTGAAGTTCAGATGCGTTTAGCTCAGTCTCAGCAGATGATTGAGCAGTTACAGCAACAATTGCAAGCCGCTGGTCTTGAGATCAACAATCGGATGCAAGTGGCACAGATCAAAGAAGAAGGCGCTACCAAGCGCAAACTCATGGATGTCACCGCAAGAGCGCACAACACTGAGACCATTAACGAAGCAAAAGTTAATCAAACCAACGTCAAAGCAGTTACTGAGCAGAATAAGACTGAGATTGATGCGTTGGTCAAAATGCTTATTGCAAGAATGTCACCCAATCAATTGTTGGCTGAGATCGACCGCTTGAACGCTGAACAACAGCAGTATGCGATGGGTGCGGCTTTGGATATTGATCAAGATCAGAATCCATTTATGCAACAATAATTGACAGATAATGAATTAGGGTAAATAATTACTCAAACCTTACCAGTGAGGCTCACTGGGAAAATTCTTTGAGGAAACTCAATGTCAGAAGTTCAGGAAGTGCAAATTGCACAACCAAAGGTCTCCACTACTGTGGTGACAAGTGAAAATTTAGCTGAATTTAACGCTAAGAGAATGGGTTTAGCTGATTCAACGCCTAGCGAGGCTGCACCTAGTGCAGAGCCGCAAGAGGTCGATAATGGGCAGAGTGAACCAGTTGAAGCGTCAGAGGAAGCGACAGCAACAGAGGATCGAAAACGAAATCCTAAGTTGGAAATTCGGTTTGAGAAGATAACCAAGCAGCGTGAAGAAGCGAGGGCAGAAGCCCAACGAGAGCGTGAAGCAAGGGAATCTTTAGAAGCCAAGGTCAGGGAATTAGAAGGCAGAACTCAACCCCAAAAGGTTGAATCGTCTGAAGAACCCCGACCAGAGCAGTTTACTGATATGTATGAATATGCGAAAGCATTGACAGACTATAAAGTAGATCAGCGGTTAGCGGAAGAAAAGCAAAAGGAAGCACAAGCCAAAGTAGAGGCTCAAAGGCAACAAGTGATCAACACTTGGGCAAAGCGAGTTGAATCTGCTAAAGCTGAGATGCCTGATTTTGAGGCAATGGTTGGGTCAGCCGATGTTGTTGTGAGCAACGAAGTGCGTGATGCAATCTTTGAATCAGATGTTGGCCCTCAAGTGCTATATCACTTGGCTGAGAATCCCGAAATTGCCGAAAAACTGCAAGGCATGACAGTCACATCCGCATTGAGAACTATTGGGAGATTGGAGGCTCAGTTTGAAAAAGCCGAGACTCAGACAAAGCCTGTTGTTGGGAAAAGTAAAGCGCCAGCACCGATCAACCCGATCAGGTCTGCGGCTAATGGGCGTGATGTGAATCTGACTTCCGATGGGAATTTTCATGGTTCGTATCAGGCTTGGAAAGCGGCTAGACTTGCAGGGCGAATCCGCTGACATAAACCCATTCTTTTAAGGAAATAAAATGAGCAATAATCTGCTTACTATCTCCATGATCACCAACGAAGCGTTGATGGTCTTGGAAAACGAGTTGACTTTCTCTAGCGAAGTTGACCGCAACTATGATGATCAATTCGCTGTTTCAGGCGCAAAGATCGGTAACACACTGAACGTTCGTAGACCAGGCCGTTTCATCGGTACATCTGGCCCTGCATTGAACGTTGAGGACTTTAACGAGACTTCAGTTCCCGTTACTTTGTCCACTCAGTTTCACGTTGACACACAATTCACCACACAAGACTTGGCTTTGAGCCTTGATCAGTTCTCTGATCGTGTGTTGAAGCCCGCTGTCGCAGCCGTAGCCAACAAGATTGACTTTGATGGTCTGACAATGGCTAAAAACGCAACCGCCAACATCGTTGGTACTGCTGGCACTCCTCCCACATCCTTGCTCACCTACTTGACCGCTGGTGCTTACTTGGACTCAGAGGGCGCACCCCGTGATGGTCGCCGTTCATGCATCGTTGAGCCTTTCACTGGCGCAACCATTGTGGACAGCTTGAAGGGTTTGTTTGTTCCATCCGATGTGATTGGCAAGCAATACCAAAAAGGCATGATGGGCCGTGACTCTGCTGGTATGAACTGGAAGATGGATCAGAACGTTGTGAACCAAACATTTGGTTCATACTCCGACACCCTCTCCACCAACACCACCACTTTCACTGGTTCACTGACTTCTGGTTGGGCGCAAACTTCTACGATCACTTTGGTGTCGTCTGCTGGTACTGCTACCCTCAATCAGGGTGACGTTATCCAGATCGCTGGCGTGTACGCTGTCAACCCACAGAATCGTTCTGCTTACGGCTCTGGCAAACTGCGTAATTTTGTTGTGACTGCTCAAACGACTGTTGCTTCTGGTGGCGGCACTTCTGTTACTGTTTCTCCTGCGATCATCACAGGCGGTCAGTTCCAAAACGTGACTATCATTGGCTCAACAAGCACCACTGCTGTTGTGACTCCATTCAACAAAGCTGGTACTGTTTCCCCACAGAACTTGGTGATGCACAAAAATGCTTTCACCTTGGCTACTGCTGACTTGGAATTGCCTGATGGCGTTGTGTTTGCTGGTCGTGCTTCCGATAAGGAACTTGGCTTGTCAATGCGTGTTGTTCGTCAATACACGATTAACAATGATTCGATCCCAACCCGTGTAGATGTACTCTACGGCTGGGCCCCTCTGTACCCTGAACTCGCTTGCCGAGTTGCAGCTTAATTAACTAGGAAGGAAACGCATCATGGCTAATCCAGGCGCAGCAAGTACTCAAACAGTCAACTACCTAATGAATGGTAGTGCTTCCGATGGTGTCCAATTGGGCGCTGTTAGCGGCAAGGTCGGTTTTTATGGCATTACCCCCGTTGTTCGTGCTGGTGCTATCACCGCATTGACAGCATCACCCTCAACTGCTGAAACAGTTGCGGCAGTGAACGCCATCATCACCGCTATCAAGAACATTGGCATTACTTCCTAATGTGATTTGATGGACAGAGCCACTCTCCACATCGGGGGGTGGCTTTTTTATTTGGAGAACAAATGCACATAATGATTGCAATGCCCGCTTACACAGGCGTGGTTCACATGGGAACAATGAGATGTCTGTTCACAGACCTGACAACACTCATTAAACGGGGCGACACCTACACCTTTGTGGATGACATTGGCAACGCTTTAATTGCAGACTCCCGCAGTATCACAGCGACTAAATTCTTTGAAGAATCTGACTGTGATCAACTGATATTTATTGACAACGATGTGTCGTGGGAAGCTGGCGCATTGCTCAAGCTGATCGATGCCCCTGAAGATTTGGTGGCGGGTATCTACCCAAGACGCAAAGACCCCATCGAATACGCTGTCCACTACTTAGAAAAAGAAGAATTGTGGGCAAATCCTGAGACAGGATTGTTGGAGGTCAAAGCCGTTCCAACGGGCTTTATGAAGATTTCACGAAACTGCATTGCCAAACTGATTGAGGCTTTCCCTGAGAGCCACAGATATGAGGCAGACAGTGAGAAGCGTTTTTATCCTCTTTTTGACCATATTTTTGAGGATGACTACAAGTGGGGCGAGGACTACAGTTTTTGCATCCGCTGGCGCAAAATAGGCGGGAAAGTGTGGATTGACCCTGAAATGCACATGGGACACACTGGACACAAAATGTTCCAAGGACATCTTGGAAATTGGCTCAAAAATCGTTAAACTTAATCACCTTTGCAAAGGATCATCATGTCCAACTATTCACAGATTTCCGCTACCACTTTGGTGAAGAATCAGCCTGGCAAACTAAAAGGCATTTTTTGCAGTAGCGTGACCAGTACACCCACAATCACTGTGTACGACTCGCAAGTGGCGGGTACAGATGTCAAGATTATTGACACTTACACCCTGACAGCGGCAACAAACATGAACTTCTATGATGGCATCAACTGTGAAAATGGTTTGTATGTTGTCATTAGCGGCACAGCAAGCGTCACTGTTTATTTCGAATAATGTCAAACAATACGGCTGTCACTCAGACAACCAACATTGTCCCTGTTCAGGGTGTTTTTGCCCCTGAACCATCGTTTGCCCTCCAATACTTTGTTGGGCCAGCGGGAACGCCCTTTCTGCCTCCCTCTGACCCCAACATCAGTGGCGCATCAATTACCAGTAGCACGATCAACAGCACGACTATTGGGGCGACTTCTCCCTCTACAGGGAATTTCACCAACATTGCCACAATCACAGGCACAATCTCCACCACCCCATCAGGCGACACTGACATTGCCAACAAGGGGTATGTGGATTCGGTTGCCCAAGGGCTTGATGTCAAGGCTTCTTGCGTCTATTCGACCACCAACAACATCACTTTGTCGGGTCTTAGCACTCAGGCGGGTGGTGATTGGGCATCAAGCCTGACTGCGGGTGATCGAATTCTTGTTAAGAATCAGTCAAGCAGCCAATTCAACGGCATTTATGTGGCTTCTGCTACTGGATGGTCAAGATCATCTGACATGAACACATGGGCTGAAGTCCCATCAGCGTTTACCTTTATTGAATCAGGGACAACCCTAGCTGACTCAGGATGGGTTTGCACTGCAAATCAGGGCGGCACAATTGATGTGACCGCAATGCCTTGGTCGCAGTTTTCAGGTGCGGGAACTTACCTTGCGGGTAATGGCCTCCAACTGATTGGCAATACATTCTCAGTCAAAACCAACGGCACGACCTTGGATGTGTCTGCAAGTGGCGTGAAGATTTCCGACACTTACCCAGGCCAAACTTCCATCACCACTTTAGGCACGATTGCCACAGGCGTGTGGAATGGAACTGACATTGCGGTTGCAGATGGCGGCACAGGGGCATCAGATGCCACCACAGCAAGGGCAAATCTGTCTGCTGCTATCTTGGGTGCAAACAACGACATCACAAGCCTTACAGCCGTAACGGGCGGTATTTCTACCCCCTCATTTGTTCAGTTCAATACGACTCAAGTGCCTTTGCCCACAGATGCAACGGGCAAGATTTATTACGATTACAACGACCAATTCCAAACTCTAGCGTTCCAAATGAACAGCGGAGTTGTTCAGAAGATTGGTGAAGAAACCTTTTTCCGCATTAAATGCGATGGCGCTATTACCAAAGGCCAAGTGGTTTCGTTTGCGGGAACTTTGGGGGCTTCTGGCGGTCTAAAGGGCAAAGCGGCTACAGGCTTGGCGGTTGATGAGGCCAACTACATTTTGGGCGTTGCCACCGAAAGCGGAAACAATAACGATTGGATTTTCGTCACCTTTTTTGGTGAGGTCAAAGGCATTAACACCACAGGCGGTGCAGAGGCATGGGTTCAAGGTCAAACCTTGTACTACAACCCAAGCGTCACAGGCGGTTTGACAAAGACAAAACCCGCAGTTCCTAATGCGATTTGTATTGTTGCAGCAGTGGTTCATGTGGGTTCATCAAATGGCATTTTGTTTGTCAGACCTACTTATGGATCAGTCCTTGGTGGCACTGATGGCAATGTCTCATTTGGCACTTTAGCCAACTTGGATGTGATTCAGTACGACAGTACACTTCAGTATTGGAAGAATGTTTCTGCCTCCACCTTGTCGGTGAGTTATGCCGCCACAGCGGGTTCTGCGGGTTCATCAACCACAGCGGTGACTGCCACCAATCTAGCGGGTGGAACTGCGGGTGCTTTGGCTTACCAATCAGGTGCGGGTGCAACGACTTTCCTTGGCCTTGGCACAACAAACTATGTGCTGACTGCGGGTGCTTCAGCGCCTCAATATGTGGCTCAATCTACCTTATCGGTGGGAAGCGCCACAACTGCGGGAACATCTACCAATTTGGCGGGTGGGGCTGCGGCTTCTATTCCTTATCAGTCAGCAACTGGCACAACGGCTTTCTTGGCCTCTGGTGCTGGTGATGCCAACAAAGTGCTTCAGAGCAACGGCACAAGCGCCCCCTCATGGGTAACACCCGTGGCTTATGCCACAGTCACAGATGACACCACCACGAATGCGGTGCGTTATCCCCTGTTTGCTGATCAAACCACAGGCAATCTTGCGACCACTTTGGTTAGTTCTACTAAATACAACTACAACCCAAGTACAGGATTGCTCACAGCAACGGGCTTTAGCGGCTCTGGGGCGAATTTAACAAGCCTCCCTGCGGGGCAATTATCGGGAACGATTCCAAGCGGCGTATTGGGCAATTCAAGCCTTTATATTGGCACGACTGCCATTGCCCTGAACCGATCAAGTAGCGCACAGTCTTTGACAGGCGTAAACATTGATGGTTCTGCGGGTTCTGCAACGACTGCGGGAACGGCAACAAATGCCACAAATGTGGCAATTACTGATGACACCACAACGGCATCAGATATGTACCTTTCTTGGGTAACTTCCACTACAGGAAATTTGCCAATCAAGGTATCATCCACTAAACTGAAATTTAATCCATCCACAGGCGTTTTGACCGCAACTGGTGGCGTTCTTGGAGGCACATTCTGATGTGGAAAATACTAGAAATTCAAGCCGATGGCGATCTGATCACAGGCGCTAGGTATTTCTGCGCTAAAAACGGGGTTGAGACAGAGGGATGGTGGAATTTTGCCGAGCCTGTTTTGACTATTCCATTTGCCGATGTGACCGAGGAAATGGTTATTGGTTGGGTTACAAGAGACATTGGCGCAAAAGTTGAGGCAAGGCTTGATGAGCAAGCGGCTACAGTTGCAAAAACTGTGGTTGCCCCTTGGTTGCCCCAAGTCTTTACACCGAGCATCTAAATGGCACAAGCTGGCTTTACCCCCATTCAACTGTACTTTAGCAGTACAACCACCAATGCACCATTGGCGGCAAACCTTGCTAATGGCGAATTAGCAATCAACATCACTGATGGCAAGCTGTTCTATAAAGACAACGCAAGTGCCGTTCAAGTAATTGCATGGAAAGTCACACCGACATCTGCGGGTGGTACGGGTTTGACTTCTTACACAGCGGGCGATTTGCCTTATTACGCAAGTGGCACAGCCCTGTCAAAACTTGGAATTGGTGCAACTGATTATGTTCTGACAAGCAGTGGCACAGCGCCACAATGGTCACAATTTGTCAAAGCCATTAGCGGTGGAACTGGTCAAACATCTTATGCCGTGGGTGATTTGCTTTATGCAAACACTACAACCACATTGGCAAAACTTGCAGATGTAGCCACAGGAAATGCTTTGATTTCGGGTGGTGTAAATACAGCGCCAGCGTGGGGAAAGATTGGTTTGACAACCCATGTGACAGGGACTTTGCCTGTTGGTAATGGTGGCACAGGATTGACCACCTTAACGGCAAATTACATCCCTTATGGCAATGCAACATCAGCGTTCCAATCTAGTGCAAATTTATCGTTTGATGGCTCTAACTTAAAAGTTGGGCCAAACACAATGCCCACAGTTACTGGTGGGTATGCACAATTGATTGGTGATTGCCTGATTTTTGCAGGAAACGCATTTATTGGATCGCCATATACACAAAATTTGCAAATTGATATTACTTGGGGCAATTGGAGTACAAATCCCGCAATTGCGCTGGTTGAGGTGGCGATTGCTGCACGAGAATTTGGTGGAACGGCTGGCGGTGCATTTGGTTGGTTATATGCAACCAATGGCGGTGGGGCGACATTTAATTCTTTTACAACAACTGGCGTAACAGCAACGCAAGGCACATTGACAGCCTCAAGCGGTGGCAACTACATTTTGCGAATTACATTTGATCCCACAAGCCAAACCGACAGAATTGGATACTCTATTCGTATTCCAACGATGCAAGGCGGTACTGGTACATCTGTATCAAGCATTAGTGCAACGCTGGTTTAAAGAAAAGGTGAAAAAATGACTGTAAACATTTCATGCGTTGCTGGTGCAGCCGCACAATTTTTTGATAACAACGGCAACCCATTAGCGGGTGGTTTAATTTACACATACGCTGCGGGAACAACAACGCCAGCGGCTACTTACACAAGCGTCACAGGATTGATTGCCAACAGCAACCCGATTGTGTTGGATTCTGCGGGTCGCACTCCACAAGAGATTTGGTTTACCCAAGGCTCAACATATAAATTCAGTTTGCGTGATTCTGGTGGCAGTGTTATTGGCACTTACGACAATTTGGTTGGTGTCAATGATGTAACGAATATTCTTGCCGCCCTTGCCGCACCAACAGGATCGTCATTGGTTGGCTTTATTCAAGCGGGTGCTGGTGCGGTCGCTAGAACTGTTCAAGCCAAGTTGAGAGAAACTTGCAGTATTGTTGACTATGGTGCTGACCCTACGGGTGTCGCCAATAGCAGTGGCGCAATCCAAGCGGCTTTGCAGTCAGGCGCACAATCTGTTTATGTCCCGCCTGGCACATACTCAATGACAACCAACATTTCTTTGAGTATTTCAACAAATGTTACTTTTTATGGCCTTGGGACAATCATTTACACGGGTACAACTGGCAACACAAACCCGTTAATTGCTATTGAAACAGGCAACAACACACTGACAATTGATGGTTTGTCTTTTGATGGTGATAATAAAATTGCCGCTGGTATTCGTATTCAAAATACAGCCGTACCATCTAGCAATACATTACCAAACTGCACAATTTCCAACAACTTTTTTATTCGTTTCCGCATGACTGTTGCGGGAATTTGGAATCAAGCGGTTTACATTGCGGGTTCTTTTCAGTTGGTTACGATTGCAAACAATCGAATTCGCTTGATTACACGGGCGGCTGGAACGGGAACACCTAGCAGCAGTGGCACTGATGGCATTACTGTAACGTCTTACAGCAACACACAATATGTTCGTGAATGTTTACATTATGGCAATCAATATGCCGTGATCTCTGGCGATGATTTAGTTACATCACCCAATTGCGTTGACTATGATGGATTTAAGTTTTTTGGCCCAAGCCCTGCTGCATTTGGTGGTCAATACGCACAATCTACTTTGACTTCATATGGAAATATTTTTAGAAATTGCAGAGGCCGAGCAATCAAGGTTCAAGCAATCGGTTCTGTGCGTGATGAGACCATTATTCGTGATGACTCAAACGGCATAACAATTTTTGGTGGTAGTGTTGAAATCAATTTCCAATTTGGTGTTGGCATGGTTTCTAACTGCCAATTCATTTATCGTGACTATGGAACACCATCTGACTCACCAATTCAAAGTGGTTTATCGTTAGTCAGTTTTTATCAGGGCGTTGATTATGGTGAGGACACGGGTTCTGCGATTGTCAACGGCATACAAGTATTAAACAGCATTCCTGCTGGTATAGGCTTGGAGATTGGGTCAATTGTTGGCGCATCGGTTGGCTCTGGTGTTGCAACACCTTTGAAACCACTTATTTCAATTAGCAATGTTTCAGTCAATAAAAATGCAGTTTATGCGATTGCGAATATTGGATATGAAGCAACAGTGTACGGAACTTTGCGTTTGGACAATATTATTGTTCCAAAATTAATTTGGAGTGCGGTAACTACCAATGGCTTAGATGTCAATTTTGACATTATTGCTACCAATATATTGAATGTTGATGGCTTGGCAACACCCGCAAACGCAAAACCATTTGTGACTTCAGGGACTGGCACACCAGTGTCTTATCCTGGCTTAATTGGCGGTACATTAAACCAAGGATTTTTGAACGCATACGCTAACAGTAGCAGCGTCAACAAAGGGCCAATGTTGTTTAATGGGGCTTTGTCTGGAGTTTCAGAAGGCGGTGCGGTATCTGTTCAATCAACATCACTTGCTGATGATGCAACATATGAATTTGATGCCAGATTCTTTTTTAACAGCCGTGGATTGTTTAGCGTAAGCGTAACTTACGACTACACAACGCAAGGTTTGTTTGTCACTGGTAGTAATGCGATCTACTCAATTGCCGTACCCGCAGGGAATTTATTTCAAGTATCTACAACTGGTACAAACCCAGACATAGATGGATTTTTTAATATGTGGTACACAGGCGGCAAATTGAATGTCAAGAATAGACTTGGCGCTGCATATGTTGCAACAGTTGTGTTTATGGGTTAACGAAAGGAAAAATTATGGCTTTGAAAAAAAATCTGACTTTGGTCAACAACTTTGGTGAAGATAGTTTGTTCCCAAATGCTTACATTCGTGTGATGCAAGTAATTGGCACAAAACGCAGTTGCAATGCTGTTGTTCATTTTTGCAAATCAGCGGATTCAAATGTGTTGCAATCCAAAGAGTATTCATTTAATGTTGATTTAGATGGTGGCAACTTTATCAAGCAAGCCTACGACTATTTGAAAACATTGCCTGAATTCACTGACGCAATCGACTGCTGATAGGAAGTAGCATGACTACGCCAAACGACATTATCACCAGAGCCATGAAAGACATTGGCGCAATTGCCGCTGGTGAAGTGCCAACGTCTGATGAAGCGCAAGATGGCTTGGATATGCTCAACGACATGATCGCCCAATGGTCGAATGAAAACATGATGGTTTTCTATCGATCAGAGATCATTTTTCAAACCACTCAAAACCAAGTCCAATACACCATTGGCCCAAGCGGTCAAATGAGTGCTACTTTCACAGGCTCAATTGCGGGTAATGTTTTGACAGTTCCCGCTAATGGCGTGACTGCGGGTGGCATCAACATTGGTATGACGCTGAGTGGCACAGGCATCACTGCGGGAACTCGTATTGTGGCGTTCCAAACGGGCGCTGGTGGCAATGTCAACGAAGGCGGCACATACACTGTCAGTCCAAGCCAAACAGCCTCTAGCACAACAATTACAGCCTACTATGAGCGCCCCTTGACGATTGAATCAGGCTTTGTTCGTGTGGCGACCATGCAAGGCGGCTCAAACATTGCGGGTGGTTACTTAGACTATCCTTTGACAGTGTTTAGCCTTGAAGAATACGAATCCATCGGCATCAAGCAATTGAACGGCCCTTGGGCAAAAGGCATTTACTACCAACCCTCAGAGTTATTGGGAACAATCTATGTTTACCCCAACCCATCTCAGGGCGAGTTGCATTTGTTTACTCAGACAATTTTCAGAGAATTCCAAGGTCTGTACGACACCATTCAACTTCCACAAGGCTATAACATGGCTTTGCGTTGGTGCTTGGCTGAAAGACTTTTACCGATGTACGGCAAAGTAAACCAAGTGTCTATTGGTTTGATCAATGCCTATGCTGCACAAGGCAAGGCAACGATCAAGCGCACCAATATGCGCCCTGTACAGATTGCACGATACCCTGACAGCTTGATGGTGGGTCGTGCCAAAGACGCTGGCTTCATCATGGATGGAGGCTTTAGATAATGGCAGACTTTGGCTTTGTCGGCACATCCTACACCGCCCCATCAATCTACCAAGACGATCAAGAGTGCATCAACTTCTTTGCTGAAATTGATCCTACTAAGCAACAAGGTGAACGAGGGATTGTGGCGCTGTACCCAACGCCAGGTCTTACCCTGCAAACCCAATTGGCTGCCGCCCAAGTTCGTGGGCTTCACACCATGTCGGGTGGGCAAATCTTGATTGCGGTGGCGGGAAACATTGTTTACCAAGTCAACCTTTCAATGGTTGCGACTCAGATTGGCACTTTGGCTACTTCAACGGGTCAAGTTATTATTTCTGACAACATCACCACTACAGATGGTTTGATTGCGTACATCGTGGATGGCCCAAATCGTTACACATGGGTTGTGGCGACCAATACTTTTGCACCATTGCCAAGCAGTGATGGCCCGTGGCAAGGTGCTACTGTTGTGGATGTGATTGACAACTACAACATCTATAACGAGCCAAACTCACAGAATTGGGCTTGTACTGATCTAGGCTCACAATACTCCACTCAGGCGCTTTACGGCACTTCTGATGGCTCATCTGACCTATTGGTGACGCTGATTGCAGACCGCAGACAAGTCTATTTGATGGGTGAGACAACCACCGAGGTTTGGACAGATGTGGGCAATGTGATTGCTGGCATCACCACTTTTCCATTCCAACGAGTGCCTGGCACGTTTAGCCAAACAGGATGTGCCGCTAAATACTCTGTCGCTAGGTTTGCCGACTCTTTTGTGATTGTGGCAAAAGACACAAGGGGTAACTCAACCATTGAGATGATGCAGGGTTATGCTTGGGTGAAGATTTCCACCCATGCTGTTGAGCAGTCTTTGCTTAACCAAGTGGTGTCGGATGCCATTGCCTATACTTATCAGATTGAAGGTCACGAAATGTATGTGGTGACTTTCCCATCTGTGGGCGAGTATGGCCTCACATGGGTTTATGACCTATCCACAAAATCATGGCACAAATGGCTTTCTTGGGATTCTGCCAACGCTGTTTATAAACGCCATCGTTCTAACTGCGGTGCTTACTTTGCCAATATGTATATTGTGGGCGACTACGAGAACGGCAGACTTTACAGCTTAGAGAATGAGATTTACACCGACAATGGTGCAACCATCAGGCGTTTGCGTAGAGCAAAGCACCTGACTACTGACTTACAAAGACAGTATTTTGAGGAATTCCAAATACAGTTTCAGCCTGGCGTTGGTTTGCCCACTGGTCAAGGCCAAGACCCTCAAGCCATGCTGAGATGGTCAAACGATGGTGGCTCAACTTGGTCAAACGAGCATTGGGTGACTATTGGCAAGATTGGTCAATATCTGAACCGAGCCATTTGGAGGCGTTTGGGATGGTCAAGGGACAGAATCTTTGAGGTAGCGATCAGCGACCCCATTAAGGCGGTCATTGTGTCTGCAAACCTTAAAGCAAGCGCAGGGGATAACTAATGGCTACGGCAATTCCAAATGCCAACATTGTTATTCCCTATTCAGAATTTCTGGATCAAAACACGGGTCGCCCATCTCAGGCTTGGTTGCAGTGGTTGATGAATCCCAATGTGATAAGTTCAAACATAAACAATGCAACTATTACGGGTGGCACAATCAATAATGTGGCGATCAACAATTCCACCATTGGGTTGACTACCCCCGCAGCGGGTAAATTCACCGATTTCACCGCCCTGAATGGGGTCAAGGGAGGCACATTTTGAACGATTTAGATTTGCCAAATCATGTTTCCCGTGAGCAAGTTGAGCGCCTCCAAGCGGAAATGGCATCAATGCCACAGGCTGAATTGACGACAGAACATCAGTTCAGCCCAGGTATGTATTTGCGGAAAGTCTTTCGACCCGCTGGCACTTTAATTGTTGGCAAAGTTCATAAAGAACCCCACTTTTTTTTATGTGCAAAAGGCGAGATAATCGCATGGACAGAAAGCGGAATGAAAAGGCTTCAGGCAGGGGATGTTGTTGAATCCAAGCCTGGCACAAAACGGGTGACTTTGGCTGTGACAGATGCGATTGGCATCACCATTCACAAAACAGATAAAACCGATCTTGATGAAATCGAAGCTGAATTGATTGAGCCAGATACAACCGCACTTTTTGATGCCAATAATGAAATCAAAAAATTAAGAACTGAAGGGGAATAATATGACTTTTGTAGCAGTAGCAATTGGTGGATCAGCCCTATTGGGTTACATGGGGTCAAGAAAACAAGCTAAAGCCGCAGAAAGTGCTTCTCAACTTCAATATGAAGCAACTTCAGACGCTGCCAAACAACAGCGTGAGATGTTTGACATCCTTAATGCACAACAAAAGCCTTATCGTGAAGCTGGTTACAGTGCGTTAAATCAAATCAATACGATGTTGCCATCCTTTACTAGGGAATTTACATCTGCTGATCTGATAAAAAACTTAGACCCAAGTTACCAATTTATGCTTCAGCAAGGATTGGGGGCTACTGGTCAAGCCATGAATGTCGGTGGTGGCGGCTCTAACGTAGATTTAGCACGACAAAGATTTGCTCAAGAATACGCTAAAACAGGCGCACAACAGGCTTTTACCAATTATCAAAACCAACAGTCAAACATTTATAACAGATTGGCAAGCCTTGCGGGTATCGGTCAAACGGCTCAGTCTCAAGCCAACACTTTGGGTTCAAACACAGCAAACGCATTGAGCCAGTTAGGTATTGGTGGCGCTTCTGCTTTGGGTGCGGGTCAAGTTGGTGCGGCAAACGCAATGGCTGGCGCTTATGGCGGGATTGGAAATGCTCTAACATTGTCAAGTTTGTTGACCCCGCAAGGTGGGGGAGGCATAACGCCAGGCGGTGCAACAGTCATGAACCCTGCGTTAAGCCCCTATTTCACACCTACACCACCGCCAGTAGGCTGATTGGATAAAAAATGGCAGATTTAAGCGTTTCTCCAGTTGCAGCACAGATCAGACCTGTGCCAGGCATGAGCCTTGGTGACATGATAAATGTCGCCCGTGGCGCACAACAGTATCAACAAGCGGCTCAGATCAATCCTTTGGCGCTTCAGCAACAACAACAAGCCACTCGCACAGGCGAGATTGCTTTAAGTGTTGAAGAACAAAGAGACAAAGAACGCAATAACTTGCAGACTTTCTTTTCTGACCCTAATAACTTTCAGACTGATGGAAGAATTGACATTGACAAGATCAATGCCGTTGTTCCAAAGATTGCCCCGTTGACGGGCGCTGATGCTATTAGCAAATTCAGCACATTGGGCAAAGCACAAACTGAAGCGATTAGTGCAAAGCAGAATCTGACTCAAGACCAACGCAATATGATTGGTTCAAGATTTGCAATTCTTGGTCGTTTGGGTGTGCAAAACAGAGATGCTTATATTGCCGAAATGGATTTGCTAAAAAAAGAAAATCCCGACAATAAAGACTTGGCACGATTGATTGATGCCTATAAGGTCACATGGAATGAAATGCCATCTGGCCCTGACTTGCCAAGTAAGGCAATTGCTGGCGCACAGACTTTGTTAAGCCCTGCACAACAACAGACAGCATTTTCTCAGCAAGTGGGAACTCTTAGCACTGGTGAGCAAATCTTCCCAACTGTCACAACCCCTGCGGTTGGCGGTATGTTGCCCCGAATTCAAATGGGAACACAACCTTTGGCAGACATTGGTTTGCCCCCAACAACAGAAGTCATTGACCCCGCAACGGGTCAAAGGCGTTTGCTTGGCCCTGCTTCTCAGCGTGGTGGCGCACCGCTTACAACTGGCCTTGGCCCTGCCCAAACATCCCTTTTGGGTGCAACTGGTACAACTATCGCATCAGACTTTACAAATACTGTTAAAGAAGCCTCAGAAGCGCCTGGTCGTGTCGCCATCTTCCAAAACATTAAGAAGTTTGCGCCCGATGCTTTCACAGGCGTTGGCGGTCAACGCAAAGAATTGGCTGCGGGTATTCTTAACGCCATTGGAATCCCTGCTTACGAAGCCGAAAAAATCAGCACCGAGCAATTGGCAAAGAACTCTGCTTTGTTGACTTTGGCGGGTGGTAATACTGATGCGGCAAGGGCGTTGGCTGAAGTTGCCACTCCCAACAAAAAGCTAGATGAGAAAGCCATTCTTGCCATTGCTGATCAGATGATTGGCATTGAGAACATGAAGATTGCAAGGGCTAATTATTTGACCCCTGTTCAAAATGATGCGACTCAATATGGTCAGCGTAAATTGCAGTTTGATCAGATTGCCGACCCCCGCCTTTTCCAAGAAATGACTGCCCAAGATGTTGCTAAATTAAAGGCTTCCATGTCTGCGGCAGAACAGGCAGAATTGACCCGTAAGATTCGTTTGGCACGACAAATGGGGATTATTCGATAATGGCAACACTTGCTGAACTGTGGGAAGCGGAAGCCCCAGCGCCAGTTAAAAGCGCAAAAGTTCCATCTCAAGATCAAGCAATGCGTGAAAAAAGCCGAATGGATATTCTCCAAGCGGAAATGAAAAGCGCCCAAGAAAGACTTGCCAAAGGCGATGCTAGAGCGCAAAGAGATATTGAGGCTTTGACCCGTGAGATGGGTGGCAAGGTTGCCCGTACACCCGCCCCCGCACCTACTGCCGCACCAACTGCCGCCCCCGCTACAAGTGGCACATTGGCTGATCTGTGGGAATCAACCCCTGCGGCTACAACTAAAGAACAACCCAAAGAGCAAGTCACAGAAGAAAAAAAGCAAGGTGGCACTGCCGTGGGTCGCATGGCGGCTCAATTGCTTGGACAAACACAGAAAGCCAAACAAGAGTTGGGTGCAAGCGTTGCATCATTGGCTGATGTGACTGTGGGCGGGATTATCCCAGGCATTACAGGCCCTGTGACTTACGCTGGCGCACGATTCATTGGTAAGACACCAGAGCAAGCCGCAGCCCTTGAGCAAAAGGTTGTCGGTGCTACTGAGAAGCCATTTGGCAAGTTATTTGGCGTGACCGAGACTCAGGCTTACAAAGGCGAAGCAAGCCGACAGTTGATGGACTTTATTGGTCAAAATATCAACAAAGGTGCTGAATGGATTTCTCAGAAAACAGGCGTTCCTGTTAATGATGTGCAAAACATGATTGGCACTGCAACTGTGGCGGCAGCCCCCGCAGTTAGCAAAGCGGCAACTACCACTGCAAAAGTTATTCAAGAGACCGCCCCTGTTGTGGGTAAGAAATTAGGCGTTGGCGAATTACAAGTTCAACCTACTGCCCCACCCCCATCTGGCGGCATGGTGAGTGCTGGCGCTGCGGTCGTTCCCGATGCCACCACAATCAAGCAAGCCTTGTCTGTGGCGACTCCTGAACTACAACAAGCGATTTCTTCAATTCCTGTTGACAAGGTAAACATCCCAACTTTGCAACGGCACATTGAGGCTGACACATTGCCTGTCCCTGTGCGTTTGACAGAAGGCCAAGCCACTGGTGATGTGGTCAAGTTGTCCAACGAGCAAAACAGGCGTGGCAAAGACCCTGTGTTGGCTCAACGATTCAATGAGCAGAATGGTCAGCTTGTCGAGAATCTTGGTTTGATTCGAGACAAAGCCGCCCCTGATGTGTACGGCACAAAGAAGATTGAGAACAGCCAAGGCATTATTGATGCTTATAAAGAGTTGGACACCAATCTAAACAAAGGGATTGATGCAGATTACCAAGCCTTGCGTGATGCGGCTGGCGGTCAGTTCCCTGTTGATGCCCCTCAATTGCTCAAGAATGTACAGTCAAAACTTAAAAAAGAATTGTTGTCTAACGAAGCACCAGCGGGTCAGTTTAGTGAGTTGAAACGATTGGCTGACAGCAACGCTATGACATTTGAGGACTATTTGTCTCTGAGGCGAAATCTTGGCGCTATTGCTAGAACAAGCCAAGATGGAAACACTCGCAAAGCCGCCAGTTACATGATTGAAGAATTGGAAAAGTTGCCTTTGCAGAAGGAAGCCGCAGCCCTCAAACCTTTGGCTGACAAAGCCCGAGCATCTGCAAGAGCAAGATTCCAAATGCTTGAAAAAGACCCCGCCATGAAAGCGGCTGTAGAAGATTCTGTTCCCGCAGATAAGTTTATTGACAAGTTTGTGGTCAATGGCGTGAACAAAAACATCAACACAATGGTTGAGCATTTGGGCAGAGACTCACCCGCCCATCAGCACATGGCTGCGGGAACTGTCAATTGGTTAAAAGACAAGGCGGGGATTGTTGACGAAACTGGCAATTTCAGCCAAGCGGGTTACAACAAGGCTCTCAAACAATTAGATGATGTTCAAAACCTGAACATGATTTTTAATCAAGAGGCGGCATCCCAACTCAAGACTTTGGGAAATGTGGCACGATATACCCAAGCACAGCCCCGTGGTGCGTTTGTAAACAATTCCAATACATTGGTGGGTGCGCTTGCTGAAAAAGCAAGTAAAGGCGTTGCTATGGGCGTGGAAAGCGGTTTGAACTTGGCTGTGCCAGGCTTGCAGCTTGGAACTTCTGTGATGGAAATGAGAGCAAGACGAGCCGCAGAAGCGCAAACCAAAAAGGCACTTGAAACGGGCGCTGGCACTCAACAAACTGGCAAAAACAAAGTTCAGGATTTGGGGAAATAATGTCTGATATTGATTTGGTCAAATATGGCGTTCTTTGGCAAAAGGTCGAATCTATGGAGGCCAAGATCGACAAGCTAGAAGCCAACATGGAAACCTTGATTGCTTTGGCTAACAAAGGTCGTGGCGGCTTTTGGATGGGCATGGCACTTGTTTCAGGCGTTTCTACTGTTATGGGGTACTTCAGTAGTTATTGGACAAAATGATCGATCCGATCACCGCTTTACAAGGACTACAGACTGCAATCAGCGTAGTCAAAAAGGCCAGTAAGGTTGCAAATGATCTGGCTGGTTTAGCGCCCTCTATCGCCAAGATGTTTGACGCTAAGAGCGTTGCAACAAAGGCGATGCTTGAAGCCAAACGATCTGGCAACAAATCAAACTTAGGCACTGCACTTCAAATCGAGATGGCTTTGGATGAGGCCAAGCGTTTTGAGGCCGAATTGATGCTTTTATTTCAGGCTACAGGCCGTGCGGATGTGTGGCAAAAGATAAAGCAGCGTCAGCAGCAGATGGACATTGAAGATGCACATTTAGCAAGACAAGTCAAGGCAGAAGAAAAGAAAAGAAAAGAAGAAGAAGAAGAATATATGGCTTGGGCGGTTGGTGTTGTTGTGATCGTGATGCTCCTTGGTGCAGTTGGTTGGGGTATTGCTGAGATTCAAGACCTGTGTGCCAAGACAAGGTGTGGTCGGTGAATGAGTACCAAAAGCAATTTGATCTATTCCTCAAAGTCTTTGTCAGGCTTTGCATTGCTTGGTGGGTGCTTGGATTTCTCAAGTTTTTGCCTGACGACTTGTCAGACAAAATCGTGAATAAATTACTAGGAATGATTGGGCTATGAGTGACGAGAAGCCATCAGACGTATTGAGTAAAGTGCTGTCCTATGTGGATAGCCCATTCAAATTATTTGCCCTGATACTCATGGCGGTGTTTGCGTTCTCTGGTTACTTTGTCTGGCAGAACCAAGAACTGCTGATGGGTGCATATAAAGAATCCAAGAAAATGCCAAGTATTGTAGAAGACAGAGTTGAGGATGCTGCCGCCCACTTATTCAAAACCACCAACGCCACCATCGTTGCTATATTTAAAGTAAACCCAATGTTTGGAACTCGAGTGCTATATCGTGCTTATACAAAAGAGGGTAGAGATAAAACCAACGATGGACTTGATGTTGGCCTTTTTACTCAAAACCAATCCAACAACGCTGATGTGATAAAGCTAATGGCAAGTGAGATTCCTTGTGGTGAATACAGATCAGCGCAATCTGAGATGGGTCTTTGGTATATTGCCAAGGGAGTAACCTACACCTGCCGTATAAGTATCCCACCTGACCCAAGCAGATTTGTTGGTCAGATTACTGTGGGGTGGGATAATGAACCTGCCGACATTCAGGTAACAAGAACCATGATGGAAATTGCAGCAACCATGCTTTCAAGGAGCAAACAATGATTGGACTAGACGCACTTTTAAACGTGGGTGGAAAGCCTGAACGGATTGAGAAAACTATCACCGCCATCAAAGAAGCCTTGGCACAGTTAGAGCAGGATGGAAAGTGCAAATACTGCACTCATGGTTGTGCCGCCTGTGACGCTAGGAGACAGTCAAATGTTTTACCTTGAAACAAATCAAACACACTGGCTTGTTTGGCCTTGCCTTGCAGTCGGAATTGATGACGAGCTTTGGATTGGAGTGGGCTGGTTTAATTTTGAAATTGGCTGGCGTAATGGTGATGGTGGCTGGGGAAATGAAGCCAAACTCAAGGAGAAAAACATATGCTGACACTACTCTCAACCTTAATCTCATTTCTGATGGGAGGTTTGCCCAAGATTTTGGAATTCTTCCAAGACCGATCAGATAAAAAGCATGAGTTAAACCTTGCCCAGATGCAGATCACCCGTGAGTTAGAACTGCGTAAAGCGGGGTTTGAAGCACAGGAAAGAATTGAACACATCAAGTCTGAGCAACTGGCTACTGAAAGCGCAGCCAACACTACTCAGGTTTTGATTGGGGCGCAACAGACTGAAATGCAAGCCCTCTATGCCCATGACACAAGTTTGAATGAGGGAACATCCACATGGATGAAAAACCTTAGAGCAAGTGTGCGCCCTGTCATTACTTACGGGTTCTTTTTCCTGTTGTTGTTTATTGACATTGGCCTATTTGCTTATGGTTGGAATCGTGGTGTGCCGTTTACTGAGTTGGCTGAAATGTTGTGGGACTCTGACACCCAAGCCCTGTTTGCATCAATCATTGCTTTCCACTTTGGTGGTCGGGCTTTTGGCAAATGAACATTTCAGACAAGTGCTTGCACATGATTCGCCATCACGAGGGCGTGAGGCAAAATCCCTATAAATGCCCTGCAAAACTGTGGACTGTAGGGGTGGGTCATGTGATGTTTCCAGAGCAAGGCAAACTCAAGATCGATCAGCGAGATGCCTTTGTGCCACCGCCAGAGGCCATGCGAAAACACTCAATGGAGGAAGTTGATGCAATACTTAGGGCAGACCTTACTAGGTTTGAGAAAGGCGTGGCTACTTATTGTCCTGTGCCTCTTACTCAAGGACAGTTTGACGCACTGGTTTCATTTTCTTTCAATGTAGGTCTTGGCACACTCCAGAGGTCAACCCTACGCCAAAAGGTACTTAGGGGAGACATGGAGGGCGCTGCCGAGGAACTTCTCAAGTACTGCATGGCTGGCGGCAAAGTTCTCAAAGGCTTACAAAAACGCAGAATTGACGAGCGAGCCTTATTTCTGAGTTGAGTTCTGCCGTAAATGTTTGCCTGTCAAACGCATGATCCAACAAGATTGGCAAATCCATTTGTGTCCCATATCAACCCCTCCCTCTGGCGGCTTTGTCTCATCACATTTATTACAAGTTCGTAATCTGTGAACAGGCTGATTGCCGCCTAATTCGATTGGGTACATTGCCACTCTCTTTCACTTCTGCCTGAGTTGGATTTGACTGTTTTGCCTGTCAATTCAATCAAGCCCATTATTTTCATTTCGTTGAGCCGCCTAGCAACCTGATTGCTGTCCAAGTTGGTACAAGCTGAGATGCCATCCTTGCCTAGTGGCCCGTGTGTTTGGAGGCACTCCAAAATTGTCTGATGGTGTTGGGTGGCGGCTTCCTTGATGGAATCTGCCGCCTGAAACGATGTTAGGGGATCATTTGCCCTTACTCTTGGGAATTCGGGCATGGCGAAAATTCTCTTAAATGCGTCTTTATAGTCCATGATATTTCCTAAATAGTTGGGCTACTCGCTGCGTCTGTGCGTAATCAGAGGCTTTTGATCGCAACTGGCACAGCATCCGCTTTCACCCGTTAATCAAAAATCGATGTCATCATCCTTTGGCAAGCCTTTGTAGTCCTCTTTAGGCTTTGGTTCATTCATGTATGCCCAACCATTCCATCCACCATCTATCAGCGGAATCATGTCAAGTTTGAGCATCGGGCCGTTCTTGGTCTCAATGACCGAGCCGATGTTTTGATAGCGGGATTTTTCCACACCATCTTTGTTTTTGTATTTACCTGAAACAATGGTAATTTCGTACAGTTTAGACATTTTTTTCTTTCATTAGTTTATTGATTTTGTCATCCAGTTCAGCAATAAATTGGACAATCTCCGATTCAATTAGTCTGATAAACACTTCATCCCGTGGGACTCGACTTACAAACAATTGAAGTTCCTCTGGCAGACGATTGTCAAAAGACACAAAGTCACACCATTTACGCCCTGTGCAAGCCATCTGAAATTGCATCTGGGTGTTGTACTTGCCTGGCACTACTTTTGAAATCAAAGTCTCAATGTGTGTAGCAGTGTTGGGGCATTTAATCTCTAAGAGACCATCCTCACCCACCAAGCCATCAGGAGAAGCGCCAGCCATCTGAATTGTGGTATGAGGGACAAACCCCACTTCATCAACCAAAACATCTTTGAGCGCCTCATAAGCGGCTCTGGCAAGGGGTTCTGTGTCTGTGCCGTGTTGCATGGCAGCGTTGGTGAAACTCTCACCTTTTAAACCTGTCAGGCGTTCACAGATCAACTGAGCCATGTAGTTATCACGGCTGGCGCTGTAACCCGTCTTTGTCTTGGCGATCACATCTGCCACACGGGAAGCGGTGACTTTGCCAATGCGAATGGTGAACCATTCCTCTGTGCCTTGATCCATCATTTCAATCATGATTTCATACCCCTTATGTATGCTGTAAAACTGCCGATTGTGTCTTTGCCAAACGCTGTCATTTTTTCTATTTCTTTTGCCACTTCCTCAAGCACCTGATTGCGCTGTGAGGGTGACACAAACACATCCCAATGGTATGGTTGACCACTTTTCATTTCCGCTTCATGCTCAATGCGGTCGAATTCGTCATCTTCATCTGTTTTCATAACTTTGCCTTTGCTTTATCTTTGGCTGCAATCACTTTGATCTGCCAAGCCTTGTCACCATCACAAGCGGAATATGCGATCTTGTAAGCCAGTTTAAGTTCATCTTGTGTTGTGGCGCTTTCGATAGCCGCAAACAAGTCTGTCATTGTGTCAGGCTCAATGGTTGATTCAGGCTCTACAAAAGAAGGCAGATCATCTCCGCTGTATATGTACAGACCCAATCCATGCAAGCTGAGTGCTTTGGTCATGCAACGCATGATGGCTGTATTGACTGCAAAGGCATCACATTCAACCCGATACTCTTTGCCATATTTATTAACTGCTGTGTAACCCGCAAGTGGAATTGCTTTATTTGAAGAATCCATCACAGGAAGCTGGCAAGTCATTGGCTTGTCAAACATGGTAACTGTGACCCAAACCATTGCTGTGCCGTTAATGTCCATAAAGCACTTGTCACCAAACATTTCAACCTTGAACGAGGCTTTGGGGTCTGCCTTGAGTGCTTCTGCCCATGCCCAAGCCCATGACAGATAAGTCAGATTGGCTTTTTTCTCAGTGTGTTCGTTGACATTCAAAGTCAGTAAATTAGCAATTGACATGATGATCCTTAAAATTTGTATTTAGGGCCACAAGACACTTCAATCACTGTCTCAACTGTGTAGCCACCGACCTTGCGTTTTGCGTACAAGGGAATAGCACGAAGCCCTGATGACTCGCACTGGCGCACAGCATCAATCACTTCATTGCGACCCATCGGCTGAACTTGCTTGTCAACAATCAGGTCTTGATTGGGGGGTGATGGCACATGGCCTGGCATCATTGAGCATCCAGTTGTGACGATGCCGAGAGTGCATAAAAGGGTGAATGTAAACATTTTCATGATTCGTCTTTCAAATAAGTTGTTAAGCGTTTGATTCGGTCTTGGTGATACTCACCCATGCGTTTGGCATATTCTTGTGCGCTGAGAGCCTCTAACAGCTTGCGTTGTGCCATTTCAAGTTCTTTAGCAGCCAACTCTTTTGGTGATGGCAAGCGGAAATAATCTTTGAATTTGTCAATCATGGTCAGCCTCTCCATGCGAGCATTACGCCCCAACCACCAAAGATGATGATTGCCAATGTCCATTCGACAATTGTTGTGATGATCTTAGATTTCATTTTGTTCCTTTAGCATACGAGCGTGATGAATCTTGGCCTCAGACACAATGCGTTCAAATTCAGATGAGGACAGATCGCAAGAAATGTCATCACCCTTTTCGCTAAAGACAAACACATCGTAAATTTCTGCTGAGTTGTGGTCATGGGGCAGATTAAATTCTTCTGGGTAGTAGTCATACCCGACCTTGACTTTCTCAAGGGTTGTGCCATCGTCATAAGTGACAAACTCATCAAAGTGGTAGTGAAGTTTGTAGTCAATCATGGCAACTCCTTAATTAAGAATTAAACGGCCTGTTAAGCCAAAAGATTTCAAGGTAGAAATTGCGTTTTGGATTGCTTCTTTACGAGAATGTCCAAAAAACACGGGAGGGACATTTGTGCCTGGCAAAGCACAATCAAACTCAATTACCCAAGCTGGCGGCACAGTGGCACGAATACGAGGGTTGTATTGTTCTTGTTGAAAGTAGCAATCTGCTTTGAAAAGTTGTGTCATATTGACTCCTAAAAAGACCCCAAGAAGTTCAGGGCATGGGGCTAGTGTACACCAAACTAAACACGCAACAAGATTCTTTTATTAGGACTTTCCCTAATGTTGTATTTATGCAAATGCTTAAATGTTTATTTTGCTATACTTGCCAAATGGACAAACAAAAGGCTATCACCCTTGCTGGCTCACAGAGTGAGCTTGCCCGTATCTTGGGCATCACTAGAGCCGCAGTTCACAATTGGAAGATGATTCCTACGGGGCGTTTGTATCAATTGATGATCCTAAAACCTGAGTGGTTTGACAAATAGGAAAAGTATGTATAATCCAAATCGTCTGAGTGGCATCAGACGAGTGACGCTAATCACGAAAACCCCGCAGAATTTTGTGTGGTCTTGTCAGACGGCAAGTGAACTTTTGATTAGCGTCATTCGTTTGCTGTTGCTCTCGCCAAGAGCCAAGACCACAGAGCATTTTGCGGGGTTTTTTCTTTTGGCAAGGCCGTACTCCACACGACAGCAGCGCATTTGCATGGATGGCTTGGAAGAAAACACCGACAACAGGACACACCCCCTGACTTGCCGACCAGCGTTGGTTAAGCGACTGGTAAAGGATTGGGTACAACGGTGGAACAAGGCCCAATCTATAAGTGAATTGACCCGTCAAGCGCACTTGGTCGCTTTTGTTTTTAGTTAGCTAAATTAAGATGAATTATGGAAAACAGATCGATGGAGAAAGGTGGTATATCCACCCTTGGAGAACCTATGCCTGAATTATTTGAATCAGGGTTTGAGAGATTCTGGAAAGCATGGCCCGCATCAACAAGAAAAGGTGCGAAGTCCGAATGTAAAAAGAAATGGGAGAAGCATTATTGCGAAACCCAAACCGACCAAATCATCAAACACATTGAATGGTTAAAGACCACAGAACAATGGCTTAAAGGCAATGGTGCTTTTATTCCCGCCCCTTTGGTCTATCTTAACCAACAACGATGGGATGGCGCTGAAGTGCCTGAAATGAAGCCCAAACCCACAATAGACCCTGCCTTGGCAAAGATTGAAGCTGACCGCAAAAAGGCTTCACCCATGCCTGAATACATAAGGCTAAAAATGGCACAAATGAAAGGTAGGTTATGAATGAGTTGGCTCTTTTCGCAGGTGCTGGTGGAGGAATACTTGGGGGAAAACTTCTCGGATGGCGAACAGTCTGTGCAGTCGAATGGGAAGCCTACCCAGCAAGCGTACTGTGCGCCCGACAAAATGACGGGCTTCTCCCGCCTTTCCCGATTTGGGATGACGTACAAACCTTTGATGGAAACCCGTGGCGAGGAATTGTTGACGTTGTATCTGGCGGCTTTCCATGTACCGACATCAGCATTGCAGGGCGAGGCGCAGGGCTTGACGGAGAAAGTTCCTCAATGTGGTATCACATGGCGAGGGTGGTTAGCGAAGTTCGACCCAGATTCGTATTCGTGGAAAACAGCCCAATGCTCATTCATCGAGGAATCGGGCGAGTGCTTGGAGACCTTTCCAGCCTCGGGTATGACACGAGGTGGACTGTTATGGGAGCAAACGAGGTCGGAGCGCCCCACCAAAGGGATAGAACGTGGATTGTGGCGCACTCCAGACACGGGGGGGGGGGGGA